TTATAAGATCTCCTTGATGTAGTGATGTCCACAAGGTGTCATCATCCTGTTGAAAAAATTATCTCCATTGTCTATGAATTCTTTGTTGGCTGAGTAATCGCTGTTGAATGCCCTCACTGAGGCACAAAAGAATTCACAATCACAGTCCCTGAACCATTGCTCCGCCGCCACCAATAGGTCCTTGGCTGTGAAACCCTGTCTCTTGCTGGGTGTCACATACAGCATTGTCACCATTCCCTCTGTGACCCCTGTCCAAGGGTTCTCAAAGGCATAGCACACAACATAGCCATCAATCTCTCCACCACGCTCACTGATGAAAACCTTGTATCCATCCATTATGTTGACCTTTTTTACAAACTCTATCAGTTTGTCCCTGTTGAGTTTGCCAATGCCACCTCCCGCCTCAGCGGCGTGATCATAGGCCAGGTCAATACACTGGTTCACATCTGTTGTCTTGAAATCTCTTATCATTATGTCTTCCCCCAAAGTATGTCTTGTACTGTCTGGTGTGCGAATTCCATACTCCTGTCTGATGGGTGTTCCCTCTGGAATGACCCTTCATTGGTCCTCCTACCAGTTGTCTTCTCAAAGTTCGCGAATGTTGATGCTATCTCAAGGCCAATTGTGGCTGTGTTCCTGGCGTCTGTGACTGTGTATCCTGTTATCTTGCCCTTGAAAGTTATGATTGGTGTGCCCACTATTGAATTGTCTGTGGGATTAATGTATGCCACCCTCACTGTGACTGACTTGTTCACATTGTCTGATGTGGCGAATTTTGTTATGTTGGCTGTGTCCAAGGCACTGATGGCCAGGATACAGTTGGTTATCACAAGTTCAGCGTTCTCCTCTACCTCTGTGACAGAGATGAAGTTGCCCTGTGCTTGGTATGTGTTTGAATCATAGGTGATGTCAAATGAGGCGTCTGTGTAATACACTGTGCCTGTTGAAGTCTCAATCTCAACAAGTCCCGCCTTGACCTGGCTTTGGTTGGCAAGGTATGTCTTGAGTGCTGATTCCAGTCCCCTTGCCATCTACAGTTCCTCTATTACATCAATCTCATAGGCCACTGTTCCATTTGTGGCATATTTGAATTCTTGTACATCTCGCTCAAGTGTCATCCTGAAAGGCACATCATCCACTGTGACTGAGGATGTGTCTGTGACATCTTCAAATAGGTTTGGACTGATACCAATTGTGACAGCACCAGCACCATCAGTTGTGGCGTCAGCGGTCACCATATACACTTTGTTGTGTGAGGCGAACCTTACCACATCACCAGCCTTGAGTATGGTTGTTGAATTCTTGTTTGTGGCCAGCACCACAGATGCTGATCCCTGTGAAGTGGCACCATTCACTGTGGCTGTTATGCCAGTTGTGCCTGATGAGTTGTCACTCACAGATGGTAGTTGTATGTCAAAACTGTTCAGTGGACCCTGTGATCTCACTGCCACCGCTTGGATTGGTTTCCAATTGGCCAAGGTCATTGGCGGATACTTCAGTGTGGCAGAGAACCTTGAAGATGCTGTGGACACCCTAATCCTCCTACCTGACTGTGACACTGTCTGCCTTGTGTCAGTTATTGTCTTGAAATTTGTTGTGTTGAAACCAACTGTTGTTGGCCAGTTTCCAATATAAGCCATTATACTATCGCCTTCCTTCCTTGTCTTGTGACGCCTTCATTTATTATTCCTGTTATCACAGCCCTCCTTGATAACAGTAGTTCATCAAACCCTGAGGCATCAACTGTGCTGATGTTGAAATTAATGTTCACATCTCCTGAACCTGTCTCTGTGTCCATTCTGAGTTGGTCATTGGGCACCACTGTGCCTGAATTGTTTGGAACAAAAAGTTCTGGTCCTTGTTCACCCACAATGTAAGGATGGTTTCTCTTGGCTGGACCACCCTCTGCCAGGAATGGTATTCCAATGCTTGATCCACCTGTGAAGAAGGCCAACGCCGCCCTCAATCCAAGTTCAACACCAAGTGCTGAATTCAATCTGTTCTGTTCGCCCCTGATCTGTTTTAGTTTCTCTCTTAGGATGTCAAAAACAAATATCTCAAGACCTATCTGTATGATGCCTGATATCAACTGCCTGAATATGGCCTTGGCCACCTGTCCCAGTGCCTCTGTAAAGTTCTTGGCACCCAGTATGGCATCCGCGAAAGCATCACCAACGCCCCTCTTGAATGTTTCAAATCCCTTGGTCAATAGATCAACACCCTCCTGTACAGGATCAAACTTCTCATACATCTTGTCAAATGTCTCAATGAAAGTGTCTTTAAAGTTCTTGAATGTGACTGTGGCCGCCTTGGTTGTGTTTGAAGTGGATTCAATGGCCTTCTTGAGTTTGTCAGCCTCTTCCTGTGTCTTCTTCAATTCTTTCTGTTTCTCCCTGAGTTGTAGCACAAGGTCATATAATTTTTGACCATACTTGCCAAGCACAACCTCACCTGATTCAATCTTCTCAAGGAATGTTAAATTCATCTCGCCTGAGTTTTCAAGGTCATCATCAAATTCTCCAAATTTGTTTCTGAGACCATTCATCTCAGCCCTTATGTCACCTGCTTCTTTCCTCAATCTTGCCGCGGTACCTTTCATTCCAATCGCTTCTGCGGCTTCTGCCGCCAACTCTTTGGCCCCAGCCAAGGCGTCACCAATGAAGGCATACGCCTCCACAGCATAGTCAACCACATAACCTATGGCCAACACAATTGCCTTGCCTTTTAAACCTAATAATAAAAACCCAATCACACCCAATGACTTGATTGCGGTTGGTAGGCTGTCTGTGGCCCTTAAAATGTTGTTGTATGATTCAGTGAAGAAATGTATCACTGGTTCCATTGCGTCTATGATGTATCCTGAGCCAACAATGGCTGTCTCCGCTGAATTCACTATGCCACCGCCAATACGCTCAGCGGCTTTCTCTATGCTTCCAAATTCTTCTGATAGGGCGTCATTGAGCGTGGCCACTGTTGCTTTTAAAAAATCAAAAGGACCAGCGTCCATCACAAGTGATTGGAAGGTGAACATTTTGTCACCAACCATTGACACCAAACCATCAAAGGTTGAAGCCAATGCCACACTTGCCTGTCCAAACTTGCCATCTGGTCCAAACACCTTCTCAAGTGCTTCCGCTGTCTCTTCCGCTGTGACTGTGACCCCAGCCTTGAAGCCCAATAGGTCCCTGACACCTCTCTCCCTCAAGAGATCAGCGGCAGATATACCAGCACTCAAGGCCCTCTGGATCTGTTCACCAGCGGTCCTGAAGTCAAGTCCTGTGACCGCGGCCACATTACCTGTGAGTTCTAAGTTCTTCCTTAGTTCTTCAGCGTCCTCTGAAACAACAGCAAGTACACCTGATGCCTGTGCTATCTCTTCCAGCGAGAAAGGCACAGTGCCAGCGAATTCCCTTAATTGGTCAAACGCCTTGGCACCCTCCTCCGCTGTTCCAAAAAGGAACTTGAATCTTTGTTGGAGCGTTTCAAGACTCCTCGCCACATTTAGAAAACTCCTACCAACCCTCTGTGCTCCAATGGCCGCGATGGCTCCTGTGGCCAGTTTGGCCGCTGAGCCAAGACCACCCAGGCTGTTCTGTATCCTGATGGTTGAAGCATTCAGTTGGTCAAGTTGCCTGGCACCCTGTACCTGGACCTTGACATTGTAGTTCTCTGTGACCATTTGTCTTTACCTCTTTCTTTGGTTCATAGTCTTCTGGCTCTCTTCCTGTTCAAAAGCCATAAGCCCTGCCCATAATTTTAACTCCAACACAGAAAGTTGTTGTATCTCCTCCAGGCTCTTGTGGAGCCTTGTGGCCAACAACATCAGGAACCTTAACTCTGTGTTGGTTCTGATTCCTTTGCCGCTTCAGCCTGCTCAAGGTTCACTTGGGCGTTGTTCAGCGTTGTGGCTATCCTGGTGAGCACCTTTGGATCTGCCTCATTCAAGAGCATACTCCTGTCAGCCTCCTGAAACATCTTTGACCCATCCTTGTTCCTGGCCTTTGATATGATTGACTGTACCAGGGCTTCAACTATCTCGCCCTTGGCCTGTAATGATATCATCTTGGCCTCATCCTTGAATGAATTGGTCTGTCTGTAGTAGATGTCACAGTCCCATTCTTCCACTGTCATTTTCTTCATCTCGCCACCAATTACTGTGCTGTAATGTTGCTTGATGTTTTTTCTTATATCTGTCATTTAAAAAATCTCCCCTTGTTGGTTCTTGTTGTTTCCCTTGACGCTGGTTTGTAGAAGCCATTTGGTGCCTTCTTACTGTATCCTTTGTCAAGCCTTGCCACATAAGGTTGTTTGTTGGACAATGTGTATGACTGACCAACTCCCTTCCTCTTGTACCAAGAGCGAGCCGCCAACCCTGAACGCTTGGGTGTGAACTTTCTAAGATTAACCAACAGTGTGTTGGCTGTCCTATCCATAAACACCTCAAAGTTCCTGCCCAGGGTTTGGTTGCCCCTTACAGCATTAAAAATGCCTGTTATCATTTACACACTCGCGTATGTTAATGCTCCTGTGCCTTGGAAGGACACAGTGGCTGTGACAGCATCATTTTGATCTGCTGTCAGGTCATAGCCTGTGATGATTACTTCACCAGTAAATTTCTTTCCTGATACTTCACCACTTGGGTATAACTCAACAGTCGCTGGATCTGATCCAACAGCGGCCGCCAAAGTGTCTTGGGCAGAGTCGCCTGAGTTGAATAGCACATCCATTGTGCCTGTGAATGATGTTTGTCCTGGTAGATATGATTTTGCTTGAGTGCCCATCACTGAAGTCTCAATGATATCTCCCACTTGTGAGATTGAAAATGATCTCACAGAAGCGATAGTTGTAGCAGAGCCTGTCACATCAAACTTTGCCACACCATCTGTTCCTACTATTGTTGCCATAGGTTATTTCTCCTTGTTGGTTGGTTTGATTACTTCCGCTGTGGCTTCTGCTTCTAATATAGTCGCCTTCGCGGGTTCTTCATTGGTTGTTGTTTGGACCTTTTTCACCTTTGTTGGCTTGGGTTTCTCCACCTTGTCTGGTTTTGAAAAAGTCCACCCATCTTTCAAATATTGTTGGACCTTGCGGTTCTCAACAATCTCTGAATTCCCTTGTTTGTCAAATAGTTCTACACTCATTAAGCATTTCCTTTCCTGTAGTGATATGTGATTGTGGCCACAACAGTGACCTCACCAATTGGGGGTTGTCGCTCTATCACCTGTACATTGGTTATCTGTGTGCTCACAATGTGTGTGCCTGTCTCAACTGATGTGATGCTGAGATTTCTCTCAGTCTCAAGTGATTCCTCTATGTTCCTGATGATGTCATTACGCCTGGTGTCTATGCCCTCGCCCCTCACAAAGCATCTGATTGAAACATCCATCACGCCCCTACGCTCATCCATTGATATGTCCTCCCTTGATTCATTGAGAGGCACAACCAGTATGGCTGGGAACTGTGTGATGGCCAACTTCTCAAAATCAAAGAAGTCCCTTGACACCTTGCCAGGTCCTGGGTTGGTCATATTCGCCAACACCTTTTCTAATCTCTTTAAAATATCTTCCCTCGCTGACATTATCTCACCAGTCTGTTAAAGTGGACTGGTGTCTTTTCAGCGTCTTGGATCACAGAATCTTGATTGTAGTCATATTTCACGCCCTGTCTTAGACAAAGGTCAAATTCCTCTTGGAACCTTTCCTTGTAGTATGTCATCTTCTCCCTGTACACATCTGATTCAGGTGTGAAGGTTGATAGGCGTGGGTATATGTAGTATGCCAAACAGTGGAACACAGCCGCCCTCTTCCATTGCGAATCTACCAACAGGTCAAAATTGATGTTAGCATATGCGGCCCTTGTGATATCATAATCCCTGTATATCGCTCGCGGCCACCACTCAATCTCAATCAATCTATTGATGTCATCATAGGTCTTCTGGTGTAGGTCTTTGAAAGTTGGAATCCCCAGTTCTAAGATGTCTGGTTCATATTCCTTCAGATCTGTGTCTGTAGCATATTGTGCCATTAAATGGTCCTTCCTTGTTTTGTTCCAGTCCTTCTGTGAACAACATTATTTAGTGGAGGCTGGAACTCTTAATGTAGTTGTATAAAAAAAGGGCGATAGTTGCCTACCGCCCTTTGATATACCTGGAGGTTAATCTCTAATCAATATTAGTTGATTGTTGATTCACCTTTTAGTTTAACACCATAAGTGTTTTTTAGGATAGCGTTTCCTCTTGCTGTTGAGCCAACAAATTCTACCGCTCTGGCAGAAACTTGTTCTTGGCTTTTCACAACAATTGGTCTTTTCACTATATGTCCAAAACACATAGGTGAGAAAACCGCTCCAACGCTGTCATTTGCTGAGTCATTAGCAACCGCTGTAGACATAAACATTTTCACATTGTATAATCTACCCATAAATGCTGACTTAGAAAGTAAGTCATTACCTACAGTTGATAAAGCGTTAGCACTTGTTCCAACACCAGCACCCTGTAAAGAGTTAGCGATGTTGTAAGCAACTGATGGATTGATCACACAGTAGTAATCACCATCCGCGTCTGTTGGGGCGTTGTTGTTTCTTAAAGTGTACACTGCCTGTAATACTTTGGCAGGAGTCACTTCAGCACCACCTGTACCCACTACATTGGTTAAGTTGTCAAAGAAACTGAAAGCGTTGCTGTCAATCTTCTCACCAATTGCGGCACCTAACATCTGACCAATGTCAGCGGCAACATCTCTGTTTGACGCTTCTCTTAATAGGTCTGTTAAGTCTGCTCTGGCACCAATCTCAGCCGCTGTAATTGTCACAGTCGCTGGAGTGATTGATTCAG